CCCTCTGTGTGATGTCTGACGCTGTACGCTACGGGTTACTTAGTGGCCGAACGGGCAGCATTAAGCGCTGCGCGAAGCCGGCGACGGTGCTTTTCTTCCTTCGTGCAAATCACGTTTCCACCGCTGACAGCCGCAAGGCTAGCTTGCAGCATCGCCTTTGTCGGCTCAGTAGAGCTTATCACCAAGTGATTATCCTCAAGCACGCGATGCAGCGTTTTCGATGAAATCCCAGCCCCGGCTTGGGCGAGAAGCCAATCCAGCGTGTTGCGCGCGCCTGATTTCTGCCCAAGCTGTCGCGCGCCGTTCCATATTTCTTTAACTAGCATTCGGATCATACGCGGATCATCAACGCCTGCCATTACGCAGGCACGGACAATCGGGAGCCCAAACTCATGCACGCATTGCCGAAGATGCGGCGACATTTCATCCACAATGACGAGTTGCTTCCGACGCTGTTCGCCAATCTCGTAAGCCGTCTCGATCATCTCGCTCTCCCTGCTCTGAGGATGGTGGGTTACTGCATGGCTTGCATACGTGACATAGCGATTTCGTTCGCGCGCTCGGGCTGTTTGTAACCAGGTGGCCAGTAAGCCGGCAGACGCCAACCCCCACGGGAGTTGCGCGGAAATGACTTTCCGCCTTTCGATCGGGCGTAGTCGTCCCAAGCCTGAAGCTGTTCAGGATCCGTGACCTCGACCTTGCCGTCGTCCGTAGCAGCGCCCGGTGTAGTTGGCCTGCTCGGCGTCTTGCCAAGCTTCTCCGCAGAATTGCGAACCCAATTGCGCCAGGTGGCCTGCCAGTCCAGTTTCACGCCACCAGCACCAGCCTTGGCCGTCCAGTAGTCGCGGAATCGCAAAGCCTCGCGATCGATCTCGCTCTCCGAGAACCCCTCGTCCTTGGCAGTCTGCCGATCCTCCGCGCTTGGCGACCAGTCAGCGGCGATCCGCGAACCTCGTGACGGTCGCTCGCTGTTTTGCATAGAAGACTTTCTAATATTCTTCTCTCTATGCAAAACAGGAATTCCGGTGGATTCCGGTGGAATTCCGGTGGAATTCCGTTTCCTTTCCCGGTCATAAGCACGCCTTTTCTCCGCAACGGAATCCACCGGATTCCGCGGAATTCCGGTGGAATTTGCGCCAGCAACAAACGCGCGAGCGACAACAGCAGCCGCGACTTGGGGCGTACAGCCAGCCTCAATTAGCTCTGCAACCATGTCGCCAACATCGATCACGAAAGCATCCCCAAGGCTGCCATCATGACCTCAACGTCGGCCTCAAGTTCGGCCTGCTTCTTGGCATCGGCGCGCTGTTTGCGCACCACAACTCGAAGGGCTTTCGGATTATAGCCAGCAGATTTCGCCTCCGCGTAGACATCGGAAATGTCGTTGGCGATGACCTTTTTCTCGTCTTCTAAACGATTGATGCGCTCGGTTATTGCCTTAAGCTGGCCATCGCTGTTGCTGATGCTCATCGTTCTCTTCCCGCGTTTCGGATTGAACCATCAAACCGGCGCCACTGAGTGATCGAGCGCGGTTTATGGATGTCTCTGGCCTTCTTGAAGTTTCGCTTGGCCTTCGCGATACGCGGTACATCTGATTTGGTGGTCTTGACCGAATGGCAGGAGCGGCACAGAACCTGGCAATTGCTTAGCAGCGGCTCGCCGCCCAGCGCGTCCGGTATAATGTGATCATAGTGATAGTCCCCGGTCATGAGACGGCGCGTGCAGCCTTCGCAGTGCCCATTGGCACGTATGGCGGCCTCAGCCATCACTTTGCCGCTGAACTCACGCCTCATGCTACGGCCTTGCGAATACAGGTCTCGTTGTTCACCATCCAGCGCAGTGTCTTTGCCGCGGCCTCAAGCGCCGGCAGACGGCCGGCGGCCACGTCTAGCTCAGCCTGGGTGCGACGGTTGCGCTCGACCAGATCCTCCAGATTATCGACATGACCACGCAGATTGACGGCTGATATCTCGACGGCTGCGGCCTGCTCTTCCAAGGTGATCATGCTGCCACCTCTTCGTGGTGCAGATCCACACCGCGCTCTGCCGCAAATGCCTCTATGAGTTCCATAAGAGCGCCGAACTCAGCCTTAGACATGGACGAAGTAGACATCCCGATAGGCACCAGCGTGCCGGCATCAATGCCAGGCACCACGTTCGCCTTGCGCAGCGATGCTGTGAATATGACCTTCCAGTCGTCAGGCGTAAGCTTTTGGCCATACCATTCGACTTGCCGCGCCACGTCAGTCAGCATGGCCCACAAGCGATCGTTCTGCGGCAGTGATCGCTTGCCAGCCTTGAACGCGATGCGTGTTCCAGCCGGCACCTGAGACGCCAGCCGGGCCGCGCGCTCCCTGTCGGCCTTCCCATACACCGTGATAAAGGCTGTGGTCATGCGGCCTGCCTCACATTGGAGAACGCATTGATGCGCTCGACCATATCGGCCAAGTCCTTGTTAAACTCCGCGACGCCGGCAGCGATCTCCTTGATGTATTCTTCGTCACGCTCAACGGTGATCTTGAAAAGCGGCAGTCGAGGGCAATAGCTGACGAAATCCCACGACTTCCGTCCCGAGATCCATAGATTGCCCTGAACCTGCGCTTTGTGCTCACTCGGAAGCATTCCGTTCAGGAGCCGATCTACCTGGATGTGCGGCAGCGCAGTCTTGATCTCCAAGCCGCGATCGTCGCCCACCAACGAATCCGGCGACGCGCCAGCGCCAAACGCCTTGATGAAACCGACACGCACAGGATCAACGTCGGCCATGAACACATAGGCTGCGCGGGCCTCGTCTTCCATTTCCTTGCCGCGCTCCATGTGAACGTTCGTATAGCTTTCAGCAGGCTCGCCAGTGATGATCTCACCGGCCAGCTTCATCATGTACGTCTGGCGCGTTTTCTTGTCCTTGGCATCTTTGCGTCCACTGAGCAGCACGCTGAACATGCTGGCTGTCGGAATGCCGAGCCGAGCTGCGAACCATTCATCTCCGCCCTGATCGCAGTCGATGATTTCCATCATTTGCGAGCCCTCGCGTTCAGCATGTCAACCGCGGTGCGATACGATTTAGCCGGCAAGTCGCCGAGGCGCTCAACCTTGAAGTAAGCGAGGAAACGTCCTTTGTCGGCTCCGGTGCTCTCGATCATCGCCAGCAATTCGCCGGCCTGGTCGTCGGTGATAGTGGTTGCGCCGACAGGATCATTGCCGTCGCGGTCATCTTCCCCGACCGCGACGTTGAAAATCATCTTCAAGAGGTAACGCGATGCATAGGACGTGGCAGCGCCGACCGCGTGCGTCTTGGTCATTACGTCGCCGCCCTTGGCGCCCTTGCCATCGGCCGGCATATCCCTGTGGTATGTGCGCGTGAATCCACTGTCATGCGAGACGTAGCAAAGCACACGGATATGGTCTGGCTTCGGCGAATCCGCCTCGTCGAAGCTAAGTGCAAACCCGTGACCCGTGTAGACTGGGCGAAGAACTCTATCGAGCTTCGCATAGGTCGCATATTTACTGCGAGTCTGCGGATTGTGCGCATCAGCCGAGACGGGTCGCATTTCAGCCTGGGCACAACGCATAGACGCATTAAAGGCCATCTCGGCGGCCTCTTTCTGCGTTTCCTTGCGCATCTCCATAAGGCGCTGCAGCTTGTCAATATCCACTGCAGGATCGCGAGCCGCGCGCTCAATCATGTTGAGAACCGCGGCGCTCTCGCTGTTGACTATTGGGATTTGCTCCACCTGGCCATGAACTGGCAATTTAGAGGTATTCATCACGCTACACTCCTCTCGGTGAGACGGTTGGCGATGATCGCCGCTTCGATTTTCTGGTCGGCTTCTCGAATCTTCAGTCTTGCGGCCACCAGCAACTGGTATTCGTCGGAGCGCGGAAGCTCCGAAGGTGACTGCAGATTAAAGACCAACCCATCGACGTCGTGGGCGACCCAATCCGCATACATTCCAATCCGATGCTCACGTGCTGCGCTTCTGCTCGTCATCTTGAAGTCCCTCCCCTTCTTCAAATTCAACGCGGACGCATGCGATGCGACCCTTGCGCCAGATATCGGCGGCCTCTTTGGTCGTGTGGGCGGATCCGCGATTGCCCACGAAATCATGATAAAAATTGACCCACGCGACTTGCTTGGTCATTTCAACTTCCGGCGTTCGCGGCGAACTTCTTGGCGAAGCAGAGAAGTCATAAGATTTGTAAGCCTCGATTGAACGACGGCGCGCCTTTGCGACCTTGGCTTCAGCTTTTGCAGCTCTGACCTGGTTTGCTCGAATTGCTTCAATACGGTCATTGAACCAACCTCTCATTCCGACGCTTCATCACATGGACAGCGATGTCCGTGGTGATGGCGTCGTGATCCTTTTTGAGCTGCTCGTCTTTCTGCAGCATCTGCAGCATACGATCGGCGGCATGCAGAATCGTCGTGTGATCCCTGCCACCAAGACGGCGCCCCATCTGCGGGAAAGACATTCCCGTTAGATGCCGGCCAAGGTACGAGATCATCTGGCGAGGCACGATCAATTCGCCTGTGCGGCGGCTACTGATTACGTCAGAGTGAGAAACCTTGTAGTACACACAGACACAATCCATGATGTCGCTGAACCGTGGCTTTTCGTCAGTTTCCTTGATCAGATACTTGGAGATGACCTCAGCATGAGAAGACAGTTGCTCGGTCAGAGCTTTAACTTGTGCGCCCATGGTTTCGACCACTTTACGCAAAGCGGATATTTCGCGCGCAGCATCTGGGGTTGGCAGCGCAGGCTTGGGGCCATTCATTCTCGCAAGGCGCGCCTTGTGTTCAGCATGCATACTCTCAACCAAACTCATCTCGAAACTCCCATCGCGACAATGTCGTCCGCTACTTCCTGCTTCAGCCGGTCTATGAAGCCGTAGTCATCCCTTTGGAGATGAAGCTCCAAAGCGGCAGCGCAAATTGCCATGACAGCGGCCTGTGCTATTTTATCAAAGTGGTCTTTTGCTTCTGCCTCAGATGAACCGTAAGCAATCAGGTTGACAGTAAAACCGTTTCCATCAGGGCTCGATAATTCGGCTTCTGCCGTCCAGCTCTGATGCTTTTCCTTGCCGTCGTTGGTGATTTTTACTGTCATTGCTCGCCCTCATGAGTTCTTCAAAGTCCTTCTCAGCGGCCTTGCGTTGTTTCTGCACGCTCAGCAACTCTATCAACAGACGAAATAACCGCATCGATCTTTCCCTTAAGCGCGAGATGCTTGGCTCGCTCTGTCTCGATCTCCTGTTCGACGCGATTACAAATCCGATTGTACTGATCGAGAATGTTCCACCCCGTAGACCATCCAGGCTCTTTTGCTTCTTGGCCTGTGATAAATTTGCGCAACCAGCTCGACGATGTTCCGACCGTCTGAGCGACCACCTCGTAAGCCGCCATTCGAGAGCCAGTCTGCCGCTCGGCGCGCTCCACAAGCGCGTTAGCGACGGTACGGGTAAGGCTGGCATTTTGGACTGCGGTACTCATTGGCGATTTCCGGTCACTAATTTTTTTCACTGGGACACTCCATGCTGATTGACTGATCTGCATGGAAACGAACTACACGAACGATAACGACGAAAACGATCCGATGCCTTTTGTGAGCATCGCGGCGGCAACCGCGAATGCGCTCAGATTTTTACGTCTTGACGAAGAACAGAATGAACAGCGCCCAAGTGACGGCGACGGAACAACTCAGCCCAAAGACAACCGCGACGGCAATCGCGAGTACGTCGAGCAAAGGCTGCGGGAGCTGCAGAGATTCGAACGCCGCGCGAACGGCGGAAAATAGTGCGTGTGCTTTCTTGCGCAGCACCACACGCAGGCTGCGAGGCCTCACCGCGTGGGGGGACGCGCGATGAGAGGCAAGCTCTTGGTCGATTGACGACCATGTATTGAAATTACGCTGCGCCCCCAGCGTAAGAATGGGACGGGAAGCGGCGGACTGGTTTGCGTAGCTGCTTCCCGTGCTCATCGAAAATGCCTCGCAATTGCCTTGCCGATGATCGGAGCAAGGATGAATGAAACGATCGTCCAAACCAGGAGGAATGCGAGCGCATTCATGCTGACACCATTGACAACACTGCTGATGGATATGTCGGCTGAGGGCGGCGACCTGCACGTTTGTCGGCCCAGTAGTCTTTGATGTTTTGAGACCCGGTGGCTATGTAGACATTTCCAACCGCGTATGGGCCGACGTCGCCGACGCGGCACATGCAATAACCAGGGCCGCGGCCACGCTGATGCCAATGACCGGATCCCTGCCAAATGCCCCACCACTCGATGAGTTTCAGCTTGAATTCGATGCCGCGGTCTCTGGCTGCTCGCTCCTGATAGCGAAAGGCGGTTACAGGCTTGGACGGATGATCTCGCAGAGCGAGATAGTCGGAATGAGAGCACCCCCATCTAGCCTGCGCTCTGGCCTCACGCGCAATATTTTGCTGTGTGGTTCGCGCAGCAGTCACGGCGCTCTTGCCGCCGTCATAACGCTTGAGACCATGTTTTTTATTGATAACGAGCCATACGCTATTGCGAGTGAGACTAAAGCACTCGCCGATCTGTTGCAGCGTACACCCGGAAAGATAAAGCTGGGCCATCGTGCTGTTGCGCTTAGCTCGCTCTGTCGCGTTCATGCCGCACTCTCCTGTTCGGAGGGAAGTTTCATTCCCCACAGAGAGGCTGGTGCCGTCTTGCCCTTCAGGCGCAGCGCTTCAATCATCGCGACGTATGTGTTTGACGGGAAAGTTTCCGAACCGCGCCAGTTCCAAACGGCTTTGGTATTGCTACCGGTCAGCTCAGCAACCGAGGGGTTGCCGCCGAGGGCATCCATAACGTCTGAGGTGGTGTTAAGCTCGATCATGTAGCCACGCTATTCCAAGAAATTTGGAATAGCAATATCCAAGAAGCTTCCTTGGCGAAATAATTTGGAATTCGGCATCTTCCCGCCCATGGCGAAAAGCACCGTTAAACGAGAGATTCCCGGCACGGCCGAGCGATTGAAGGCTCTGAGGCAGTTTGTCGCAGGCGATAATCAGACGCTCTTTGCCACGCGTATGGGCATTGAGGTTAAACGCTGGAACAATTTCGAACGTGGGTCGCCGCTCTCTAAAGAGATTGCGATCCTACTCGTGACAAAGGTGCCAGGCCTCACACTTGACTGGCTTTACTTAGGAATTGAGAGCGGGCTACCTATTGCGCTGCAACGTGAGTTAGCTGCCGCGGGAAACGGTAAGACCTCCGCAGGAGAGCCGCTCTCCGCTAAATCGTGATCCGGATTTAAAAACTCCGCTACAAACCGCTTCGCAAGTTCCAATACCGCAAGCGCATCAGCGTGATTTTCGGGTAGCTGTGCAACAATTTGCACTGCGTGGCGGCGCAGCCAGGCATCGTCTTCTCGCATTCCGCTCCCCTATCAATAAAATAGAACATTTAATGAACGCAGCATGACATACCGCCGTGACGGGTTAAAGTCCTATTTTATTAAATTTGTAGCATCCAAATAATTTTGAACTTTGCTATTGCATATCCAAATTTCTTGGATAATACTCCACCCCATCGAAGCACGCCGGCCCACCCGGCAGCACACCGCCAGCGGCGGGAAGATGGGGAGAAGGCAAGATGGCGGACAGCTACCAAGCAATATACGACGCAGTGCGCAGCCGCATCTCTGGCGGCAATGTTGGCGAGATTGTCGCCGACGCCTGCCGCAACGCTTTCGACATCTCGCACCAGATCGCGATTATCCAGCAAGAGTTCTGCATCGCAGCAGGCGAGATGACGCGCCCGTCTGTCGTCTACAAGCCGACTATCGGTGCAGACGGAGACATGTGGTGTGTCCTCCTGGGCGACGATCTGGTGAACGGCATCGCCGGGTTCGGCAAAACCGTTGCCGAGGCCATGATCGAATTTGATCAGGCCTTCTACAAGCAGAATACGCCTGCTCGTATCCGCGCTGAAGCGAGCGCCTAACCATGCTCGCCCCCCTCACCCAATCCGAGCCTGTCAGATGGCGAGTGAAGTGCCCGAAGGCGCGTGAGTTGTTGCGGGTGAAGATCATGAACCGTCGTGCACGCAACAAGATGGCTCGGAGCCGCGACTTCCGCAACTACAATGAGATGAGCGAGGACTATGAGTGATGCAGCTCGCAGCAGAACTTCACCAAGCGATCATCTTGCTCAAGAACTACGCGAAGCATGATGAGGAAACCGGGCAGCCGGAAGACGCTGCTTTCACCCGTATGCACATCGAGCGCCTTGAGTCTGCTTTGCCAGAGGATTGGCGTGAGAAGGAGGAAGCGTGATGCCCTTCGCAGACCTTATCATTTATCTCGACGACATCAAAGAGCGCGCAGACCTCGAACAGAAGATGGCCGAGCTTCGCCGCATCTTCGGCATGGACGAGTGTCGCGCCCGCGGCACCTACGACGACACGGTTGAGATGCAGGGAGAAGTGAAGTGAGCCAGGAAAATATGAAGAGGGCTTTCGAACTCGAACTTGCACGGGTTGTAGGTGAGTTCTTGAGCGCAGGCTTAGAGCAGGATCGCTTGATCCTGTCACTGAAGGGCCGCGTCACGTTTGAAGAATGTATGCGCGAAGACCGCCGCATAGCCGAACGCACCTACTTTTAATCCCCGTCGGTAGCCGGCATTTTAACAGAGGGAATGAGTGAGATGGAAATCAATGCTGGCGACGTTCGCCTGAAGAAATCGCAGGCGCGGTTTGCGATCAAGAACAACCGCGGCAACATCGAATACGTGGCTATCGATGTGAAGGATTGCTGGCAGACGACTTGGGCTTCGTGGGGTCAAAAGACTGACCGCATCATTCTGGAGGCCGGCGGCAAATTCTATTCGGTCACCATTGCCGAAGTCCCCGCCTAACCCCTTCCCCCAGGCCATCACGAGGGCAGATCATGACTATCTCGGCACGTAGCTCAACTGGATCAGAGCAGGAGAGTTCTATTCCCAAGGTTGCAGGTTCGAGTCCTGCCGTGCTGACCACGCCTTCCGAAGGAGCGCGCGAAATGAGCGGGCATACTCCGAGCGAGCCTGTGCTGTGGACGTTAGTCTTCTCCGAGCATTACGGCGCAAACGCTGAAACGACGTTCAAGACGAAAGAGAAGGCAGAAGACTATATCGATAGGTGTGGCGGCGGCAGAATTATGCCTCTCTACTCCCACGCCGCCAACGAGGCGAAGATCGAGGCGCTGGTGAGCCTTCTGCGCAGGATTTTGAAACACGGCGAACTTGGCAATATTGGCACAGGTGGATGGGCCGGGAATAAGCCGGCTGGCAATCCGATGTCGAAAGACGTTTGGCAGTTTCCTCGCCACATGCTGACGGACATTGAAGAAGCCCTTCAGACCGCAGCCGGGGAGAAGTACAATGGGTGAGCCGATGCGCAAAAAGGATGCACGCTGGCTTGGTTTCATCAAGGCTGCGTCGTCGCCCGGCTCTGGAATGTATTCTGGTTTGCAAACGGACATGGTGCCGGCAGGTGCTGCCGATCGATTATATAAGCTGGGATACATTCTGCGAAACTCACCGCACAATCCGGCTCACAAAGACAGGTTCGTTATCACCGATGCAGGGCGCGCCGCCCTCTCGTCCTCTCAAGGCAATGGGTGAGCGGATGAGCCGGGCGCTGTCCAAAATCAGATCAGTCAGTCTGCCGCGCCGGGGCCTGTCACGGGAGGAGGCCGCGATGTACCTTGGCATCGGCGCCGGCACCTTTGATGAGATGCGCGCAGCCGGGAAAATCGAACCGCCCCGTCTGATTAAAGGCCGGAAGCTGTGGGACATCCGCGATCTGGATGTGGCGTTTGAAGCCTTGCCGCGCGAAGATGCGCCGGCATTAGGCTCGTCATGGGATGACGTGTGATGCCGAAACCGGGGCGCACCATGGCCAAGATTCCCTATGTGAAGCGATACGCGGATGACTGCGGTATTCCCCGCATGTATTTTCGTCGAAAAGGCTTCGCGGGTGGCCCGCTGCCGGCTCCGATCGGATCAGTTGAATTTCTGGAGGCCTACAAGGCCTACATGGAAGGCAAGCCGGCGCCACTTGCGAAGCCGGTCATCAATGGATCTGGCACGTTTGGCGGACTGATCGCGTCTTATTATCAGACGGTCGATTTCGCCAATCTGAAGCCGAACTCGAAGACAGCATATCGCTATGCGCTGGAGCCGTTGAAGAAGGATCACGGCCACCGGAGCGCCAACGATATGCCGCGCGATAAGATTTTGAAGATCATCGAAGGCATTGGCGCTAGAGCACCAGGAATGGCGAATTTTACGCAGTCGGTCCTGCAAAAGGTATTCGCCAGCGCGGTCGAGCGCGGGCTGATCAAGATCAATCCGCTCGCTCAGAAGCTCAAGGCTTACAGGCGAGGTACGCACCACACGTGGACCGACGATGAGATGGCCAAGTTTGAAAAACGCTGGCCATTGGGAACGCGCGAACGGTTGATCTATGCCTTGCTCTTCTACACCGGGCAGCGCGGCGGCGATGTTGTCCGCATGAAGCGAGGCGACATCATCAAGGGACGCATTCACCTCAAGCAGGAAAAGACTGGCGCGGAATTGCAAATCCCGGTTCACCCGGAACTCACTGCGGCTTTGAAGGCCGGTCCAACAAAAGGGCTGTCGCTCGTAGGAGACGATGCCGGCCGCCCGATCCGCCGTGCGACCATGACAGCAATCATCCGCTCGGCCGTGCTTGCGGCAGAGCTTCCGGCCCGCTGCAAGCCCCATGGGCTGCGCAAGGCGGTGCTTCGTGTGATGGCCGAGAATGGCGCCAGCGCAAAGCAGCTTGCGTCGGTCTCGGGGCACAAAACGACCAAGGAATTGGACCGCTATACGGCCGCCGCGGACCAGCCGACGCTGGCTACTCTCGGCATCGCTACGATCAAAAAGCGAACGCGAGTGTCTAGTCCTAAAAAGCGAAGTGTCTAGTTAAAGAAAAATATCAACCAAACCAGATGGATTGGTCACGATGACCTTTAGAAGCGGTTACGCGAATTTTTCGCAAAATCAGAGGCTTAGGCCAAAACTAGACACAACCAGCGCTCGTTGTAACCATTGGGGTTTTCCGGGCCAGTGTCTAGGGCTTAGCGCCGCCTCCCGTTCGCGCGGGGGAGTGCGGAGATGAGCGAGCATGTTCGGACTGTCGCCCTAGCAATCTGTAAATCGCGAACCTGTGAAGGTGCAAGCTGCTGCCAGTGGCCAGCAAATCGTGGTCGCGTCAATTGCAACGCAATGGCTGGTGCATATGACGAAGCCGCTGAGGCGGCCATCGCCGCCATGCCCGGCTGGCAGCCTATCGAGACGGCGCCGAAGGATGGGACGCGCATTCTTGCATGGCCCGTGTACAGCGACGATTTGCCTGCTGAAGCTCGTTGGCGGTATATGAGGCGGACGCCGGGTCGATGGGAAACCGGTTCTGGCCCCATTTACGGCAATGGCCCCACCCACTGGATGCCTCTCCCTCCGTCCCCGGAGGCCCAGCCATGACCTCCACCCCCAAATGGCAAAGCCCCCGCCGACTGTCACGGCCGGTAGCCAAGGCGCGTCCGGTCGATAAGCAGAGCGAAACACTTCGCCGTGCCGAAGCTCTCAAGACCTCCCAGATGCGCGATCGGCGCCGGGGATATCGGAGGGGCGTGCGATGAGTGGCGCACAGACTTCCCATCAGCGCGGCCGTGAGACGGAAGGTCGCGCCATTTCGGCCGGGCCCGGCATCTTCGCGCGGCTTTGGTGCCTGCTTCGCGGGCGCCACGATTTTCACACCCACGATCAGCTTGAGCATTTCTGGGACTGCCAGACCTGCGGGAAGCGCAACTACGTGCCGAACACCCGATGACCGCCCTTTACAATGAGATTGATCCCTATGCCGTTGACTGGCTCAACCGCCTTATCCAAGCCGGAAACATCGGGCCCGGCACCGTCGATGCCCGCTCAATTGTCGATGTTCGACCAGACGACCTCGCCGGGCCCAAGCAATGTCATTTCTTCGCCGGCATCGGCGGATGGTCACTTGCACTCCGTCTCGCCGGTTGGCCCGACGACCGGCCGTGCTGGACGGCGAGCCTCCCCTGCCAGCCCTACAGCGTTGGCTCGGTCGCACATGGCGGCGCAAAAGGTCAGGAAGACGAACGGCATCTTCTGCCCGTCTTCATCCCGCTCGTCGCCGAGTGTCGCCCTCCAATCATTTTTGGAGAGCAGGTTGCGAGCGCAATTAAGTGGGGATGGCTCGACGAAGCATTCGGGGCGCTGGAAGATCTTGGATACGCCTGCGGAGCGGCCGTATTGCCAGCTCTTGCTGTCGGCGCGCGACATGAACGAAAGCGGATTTATTGGGTGGCCGACGCCCGCGGCAAGGGACGGGCGGGACATCAGTCGATCGAACGCATTCCTCTCCCAACGCAAGAGACACTCGCCCTCTATGGCGACCCGATTGCTGGAGCAAGGCGCGCACTGGACGGTGATTACAGCCACCTACTGCCTAGCGATGGGCTTTCCGTCGTCATGGAACGAGCTGCGCTCAAAGGCTACGGCAACGCGATCCACCCGAAACTCGCCGCCGAGTTCATCAGGGCCGCGGCCGATGCGTAGGGCTTCCGCGCTCAGCTCCAAGGACGGAGGCACCAATGGCCCTGCATGAGCAGTGCGTCGGTGCCACGGACGAGTGGTACACGCCCAAACACGTATTCGATGCTCTCGGCTGCCGGTTCGACATGGACGTAGCCGCGCCGGCTGATCGTCGCTTCATCTCTACCCCAACCAGCCGCTTCTTGTGGGCGGACAGCCTCTCACTGCCCTGGGACGGCTTCGTCTGGATGAACCCGCCATTCGGTAAGCGGAACGGCCTGGAGCCGTGGCTGGCTAAGTTTTTCGAACATGGAAACGGCATTGCCCTGACGCCAGACCGGACATCCGCGCCCTGGTGGCAGATCAATGCCGCTCGCTCTGACGCCATCCTGTTCGTCGGCAAAAAGCTGAAGTTCATCCGCGCCGATGGCAAGCCCGGCACCTCGCCCGCTCAGGGCACGACGCTAATGGCTGCCGGCCGCAAGGCGACGGAGGCACTGTTTAACGCTGCGCATAGTGGGCTTGGGATTTTCACGGTCCCGGCACCGCTCGCACTGAACCCGCACAAGTCCCTCTTGGATGAAAGGGGGGCAAATCTGCACCCCCGCACCCGGAGAGAGACCAATGAAGCACGATATCTGGATGGCCCTGATCCAAGCAGCAGTCGAAATCATCAAGGCGCTGATCGACAAGCTGCTGTGACGGACCACCTCCGCGCTCAACCCGCATCACCGCCCGCACAGGAGAACGATCGTGGCTAAGCTGACAGATTCTGAACACACCGTGTTGCGTGATGCAGAGACATACGGCCCAGCGATCGACTTTGGCGGTCGCGACGCTAAGGCGACGTTCCGCAATGCGGCAAAGCACCTGATCGAGATTGGCTTCCTTTCCGGCGAATACCGGAATTGTCGCATTACCGACGCCGGCCGCGCCGCCCTCCAGGAGGCAGGCCGCTCATGACCATCGCCATAGCACTAGGCGTCCTGTGGGCCGTTCGTGAATGGCTCCTGATCGCAACCAACAGCGGCAAGTACGGCTACCCGGAGGATGCAGGACGATGAGCGAGACCCTATTGCCGTGCCCGTTCTGCGGGGAAACCAATATCAAAGATCGCTACGTCCGCGATGGCCGACAGGTCTACTGCCCTTCATGCCACGCTTCGGCCGGTCCTGAGTTTCATGGTCCGAAGGGTGATACCAACGAGCGCGCCGATGCTGCATGGAATGCCCGTGCGGGCTCTGGCGATCCTGCCCCATCAGGAAACATGCCCGACCAAGAGGGCCTGCATCAGATCATCTACAAGCATCTTTACCGGTGCCTGGATGGCGGCGTCGTCCCGGACGGTTTTCTGACGGCCGACTTATGGAAGGCAACAGAGGCTGCTGCGGCTGAGATCACGGGCGCCGCACCACCCGTCCGCTCTGCTGCAAGCACCGTCGAACCTGTTCCTTTTGCGTGGGTTCTTCCGGGAGATGACACAGCGCGTGACGACGGCTTTATTGATGCGCGGATTGATCGTGAAGGTGAGTTCACCAAGCCTCTCTACACCACCCCGCCCAATCCAGTTGTTGCAGAAAATGCAACAACTGAAACGACTGCCCGCGTTCGTGTGTGGGACGAGGCTCGCGGCGCTCACTTCCTTCAAGACGTCCCGAACTCAGAGCCGAACTGTTCGAAATCTTCTAATGGTTCGCCCGAGCCGGATGCGGTGAGGGGCATTCCGGAGGAAGCTTTGCGTGAGCTCCGCATTCTCCAGAATATCGGGAACGCGAACAACGCCAATGTGCAAGCTGCCGCAACCCGCATCCTCGCCGCCCTCTCCCGGCCAGCGCATGGGGGATGGGAAGCCGCGCTGCGCCAGATCATGCAGCGGGCTAATGAAAGCGGCGCTGGCGAGATGGCCCTGATGGATACCATCCACGCCATGCACCGTCTCGCGGCCGACGCCCTTGCTCGCAATGACCGTGGAGGGGGTGCGTCATGAACGTAAGTAAGCCGTGCCCATTTTGCGAAAGCCCGATGAATGTCGTTGAACGCAAGCGCGGGCCAACCGTTTTTGTGACGTGTCGCCAGTGCTGCGCCCAAGGTCCAGAATCCGACTGTTCGGAAGGCGCGTTAGAAAAGTGGAATTTGCGCCGTGGTGCCGCGCTGTCGGTCAATAGCCCTCGCAATGACGGCCAGAATGGGGAGTCGCGCTCATGAGCGACCTTCACAATGTCCACGATATGCGCCGGCAATGGATCGGCGGCTGGAAAACTGAGCCGCTTGATTTCAGCCAGCTATGGGCCGGTGACGAAGGCCGCACTGTGATCTACAGCGACCAGCATCGGCGCGAAGCCGGAACGCTTATCTCTTGGGGCAAGGGAATTGTTTTCGCTCGTTATTCGACTGGCGAGACGGCATCGGGTGCGCATGCGAGTAATCTTGTATTTGGCATCGATCCGCTGGATGGCCCCGCGCTCCCGGCCAACAGCCCTCGTAATCAGTGCGGAGGTCCTGCCAATGGATGATTACATCGACGGTTTTGCAGTCCGCGGCGACAAAGGTGTCATGCTGTCTACCGTGGCAAAGACGCGCCGCATGGCGATCGTTCGCTGGCTGATGGAGACCGGAGGCGTGCTCCTGCTCTCTACTCGTCACTCCGACGAAGAAGTCGAGAAGCTATGGGCCGAGTACGGCGGCGACCGCACCATCGCTCAGGTTCGGGTTTACAGCCATGGGTAAAAACAAGGATTGGGACGACGGCTGGGCCTGCGGCGTTGCTTATGCTGCCGCATATATCGCGCAGACGCATGGCGAAGATGCGCTTGCGGCTTTCTTGCTCGGGGACACAAATCTATCGGTGCAAGATTTTCGGAGAGCAAAGCCGCACGGTGACGATATGCGGGCAGTGAGCAAGCTCTACCGCACGGACCCGTACCTGAAGAAGAGTGCGCCGCCCTCTGACGCGCTCACGGGCAAGCACGAAACGGATGGTGCGGCATGATGGAGCGCGTGCGCGTCTATTCATGGTTCTCGTGGTCTTGCTGGGGAATGTTCCGCGAGCCGCTTTTTACGTGCCCGGCATGGTTCGCCATGGGCATGACCGACCTCGACGACGAGGACGTTGAGTTTTTGGAGGACCGCCCATGAGCACCGAGGCCGATATCGTCGAGAGGATCGAAGCCGAAAGAACCGCGCGCGCCTCCGATCCATTGCGTCCTGCAAATCCGCTACTGGCAGAAGCGAAGGCGGAGATCGAGCATCTGCGCGACGAGCTTGGCGAGGCCGCCCTAGAATGCGAAATCCTTAAGCAGCAGATCACTAAGCTTCGCGCCGATCTTGCGACTGAGAAAGAGGAGTCCACCTCCTATCATCGGTTCTGGATTGAGCAGCGGGATGAAGTTGCCAAGCTCCGCGCCGAACGCGACGCCGCCGCGCGGGACATGCGGGAGAGGTGCGCAAAGGTGGCGCTTAACTCGTACAACCTAATGTTCCCAAAGCCGAGAAATAGGATCACCGCCGAAAACGCCGGTCATGCCGTAGCCAAAGCCATCCGTGCCCTACCCTCAACGGTGATTGCGACTGATGGAAAGGATGCGACATGACAATAACAGTTGGTGTTTGGGTTTTGCCGCTGCTCGTGACAATCATCGCGTTCTGCGTGGCGAGCTATTCGACCCCGGAATCTCATGGCGATTATGGCGGGATCGGCGCTGGACTGGTCGGTGTGATCTACCTCGCCGGCGCACTGATCGTCAGCCTCATAGCATGGTTTGTGTGGGCGCTTGTGCGATGAACAGCTTTGACATGCGTCGGCCAAGCAAGCCTGACTACGATGACGCGCTGCGGCTCACCGTTCGCCGCCGGTCGCTTATCGAGCGCATTCTCGGCGCTTGGTGGCTACTTCGCGGGGGTGACGCGCTCCCCTCTCAACCGCGCGGGAGTGAGGAATGACCGACCTCCCCACATGCGACGTATGCGTCGGGACCGGCGCATATCCGATCATCAACAGCAAGGGACAGGAGCTGTATTCGATCCGTTGCCCCGAATGTTTCGGCCACGGCAACGCCCCGGCAGAGGTGGAGACAGAAACGGATGAGTTCGATCTGCCGCCGGTGAGCAGCGCTGCTCGAATCCAGTCGATGGCAGATCTGCGCAAGCACATTGTCGAGCACTGGGCCACCGCGCCTATTCCGCAGCAGCAGAACACCACCCAGGAGAAGACGTGATGACCGAGCAGGAACGCGCTTATCGCAATCTCCACCCGCATGCTGAAGCGCGGCTGGCGATGTGGCTGTGGAGCGATGAGTACGCACATAAGCAGCGAGGCGGCTCAATGGATTTCTGGGATTCCCTTGGCGCCAGTCGCCGCAATCATTGCATCGACTGCGTGGGTGAGATCCTGAAGTCCTACGAAGAGAACGGCCGGGCCACAGGCGAGATGCCTGCCCGATAATCAGTGAGGAGCGCGAGAGCCTATGCGCATCATGAAGCTTTTCCAAAACGAAACAGGCGCCAAGACTTCGATCTTCGTCGAAACGCAGGAGATGGACGCGCTTTTTTCGATCGAACGAGACAACAAAACCATTCACGCTCTTCTAACTCGCATGGAAGCGAAAGAGCTTCACGCCGCGCTGGGCAAGGCCCTGCGCGGGCCACCCACCCTCATCCGCTGACCCACAAAGAGCTCTGGAGCCTAACATGACCCGAGACGAAGCCCGGAAGAAGGCCGATACGATCATCAACCTGTTCTGGCATAATTTCCAGAAGTCGGAACCGGCATTCATCATGCGCGACGTGATTGCGATCGCGCTTGAAAATGCCGATGCGCAGACCGAATTGCCGCGCTTTGATCCTCGCGAGGCAATAAAACCGGACCCTGTAGGCAGCGGCAGCGTAACCTTCCCGAAGCACTATGACAGCGAAGGGTATTGCGACAGTCCCGGCCGCGGGTACTGACGCACTCTGCCCCCATGATGGAGACAGCCCTATGAGCGAGCACGACGTGATGTTGCTGAAAATGATGTTTGGCACCATGATTTGCCAAGCCAGCCTGGTTGCCTGCGCCTATGGTGCTGGCCTGATCTATCGAAATTTGGGCTGGTGGAATCTATGATCACCGCGCTCTTGGAGTGACAGCAAATGGTCTGGTATCTCATGGCGTCGGTCGGGTTGCTGCTGATCGGCCTGATCCTTTTCCGCTGCGGGATCAACTTCAAAGGCGGCGCCGGAGCGCCTGGCAGCATCATCATGCTTGCCGGCGCGGCCGTGATGCTGGTCAGCGTGTTCGTGTTCGGGATGGCTGTAGGCGTCGCCATCGCGGCACCCCCGGTCGCGTTCATGGAATAGGAGTGGGAAGATGGGACATATGTTGGAAATTGCTGTTCAGGCGGCCTTGCATGAGGCTCGCGAAGAAGGCGCTGATTCCTCCGTTGACTATGGAGATGCGGAGCAAATAGCCATTGCTGTCATAAAGGCAATCCGCGAACCTTTAGCTAGGAACCTGTCTCGTGCAATCTCAGAAGGCCGGGCGTCAAAATATCGCGGGTTCCGAATGGATGACGAATGGGTGTGGGGAGAAATTTTGAAGGACGCTATCAACTACGAGCTAGGCACCTACGCGCCCGCTCAATCTGCCAGTGCGGCCAGTTGCTAGCCTTTGCATAAGCCTCAGCAGCCTTGATCCCATGCACCGCCACGTAATAGCGGATCGTGGCGCAGTCTAGCTTGGGGTCGTCGGCTCTGGATCTGACGCAGGTCGTCAGGAGGATCAAGGCGCAGAGGGTGAGGGTTTTCATTCGCTGTCCTCCACCACCCGGCGCATCTTGCGGAACTCGTCAATGAAGTTCTCGAATTTGTCGATGAAGTCGCTAAACCGATCGACCATGGCGTGCATGTCTTGCTTGCTCTCGGCAGTCAGCAGCGAGATCTTATCAGCAGCCAATGCGAGACGATCGATGGACATCGCCAGCTTGTCGATGGAGCCCGAATCCGACAGGAGGGCCGTGAAGCCCATGCCCGCCTTTTCAGGCTCTCCGCGCCGCCCTTCCCGCGATGCCTTCATGTACGAAATGACGGCAATGATGATGCTGGTGATGCCGCCGGCACCGATCAGAGGAGCAAGAGCTGCAAGAGCATCGTAAGCGGTCAGGGAGTTTGATGCCATCGCTGCAGTGCCCCAGTGTGGTAAGAATCACGGGCACCGCGGTAGACACTGTAGCCCTCAAACGCGATGAAAACTGGATAGAACATCAACCCGGCCGGAGCCGCGCCATTGGTAGCGCTTTGGAATAGATAACCTAGTATGAGCCACCACATCATGCCGAAGGCGGCACAAGACGCCCTGATCAATGGCGTCCGCTTCCACGATCCATTGACGTACAACGCCACGATGCGAAGGCCGCCAACCGAGATCGACCACGAAGCCCAGACCAATTCAGGAGCGATCGCCGCAAGCAGCCTGTATTGAGGCAGTCCCATGGTATCGCCGGGCAGCATGAGGCCAAGGCCCCAAGCCACCATCAGTGCGGCTAAAAGCCATTCGACAGATCTAGTTTGGCTCATTTCTTCTTCGCCGCACTGATAGCCGCCACCACAGACGGTGACGGGTTGGGCTTCTCGACAATCTGCTGCGCCAAGGTGGCGAACCGGTCTGCGCTGTTCTTTGAGCCAGCCGACGAACCAAAGAAATAGCCAAGGATCTGCACTTCGCCGGCCGTCAGTGTGCCGAGCAACACCAGCAGTATCTGGTTTTCCTTGATGTCGTGGGTCAGCACGATCGCCAATACAACGAAGAACGCGATGGTGAAGACGGTTGCCAGAACAGATGCCCCCCATGAGAGCGGAGAATTGCTGCTGGCGAGGCTGAGATTGAACTGCCTGGCCCGGTCAGTGTCGTCAGCCTGAATCTGGAACTGAGCGGTCTGCTGCTTTAGCTCTTCGATTTTGACTTGCGCTTGGGAGAGGATTTCTTGGCCGCGGTCGGCTTCGAGCTGCTGGAGCTTATTCGCCGCGTTCGGGTCTTGGGCGATGGCTTTGCCGACTGCTTCCGGCGTGTCTTCGACTCCGAACGTAGCTGCGATTGCTGACCCTGCAAGGCCGCCAATTGTAGCGCCGATTGGGCCACCGATAGCTGTTCCGAGGACGGCCCCGAGCTTGGGGGCAAGAGGGGCAACGGTTCCTGCGATACTTTTCCAGTCAATGTCCACGGCCAATGTCCTTTGGTGATGCGATATCCGATGATGAGGGCGGCGATAGCGACGACCGACAGCCCGCCGATCCAGCCGAGGATTTGAAGAGCCGAGATGCCCTGCTGATGCGCCGCAACGATTGCACCAGTCCCGACTGTGGCGCCGGCCGTAGCAGCGGCGGTCGTGGTCTTGTCGATGGGCTTGGCGGGCTCTGGAACAGCCGTCGTAATGCTTGCGACCGTCTCCAGTTTCTTCAGGATCGGATCGTTGCCGGCCATGAGTTGCTGGCGATCGGCCAAACCATTCGTCCCGCCGTTCCAAGCCTTCACGCAGCCAAGGAAGTCGTTGGCGTCGGCAAAGCGGTTGAGGTTCTTCCACGTCCAGAAGGCGGTGCAGATTTCGGGCTGTAGGCTCAGGCTGGAGGCCAGCGAAGGCGTTGCAACGGCCGGGATGCCCGTCAGGCGCTCAAGGGCCGCGTAGCCGTCCCTACCCGTCCACTGAGGCCCGCCACGGCCAATATAGGTGGACCCGTCCGACGTTCCCGGCCGGTTGCCCATGCGGTTGCCGTAGATGTCGTCAAAGGCCTTCTTCTGCCAGCCGGCCGCCTTGCCGTACTTGGCCTGCACCGCCGAAGCACTCTTGAACCGGTTGGGCCAGACCTGCGCCATTCGGGTCGCGGTGTAATTGATGTTCTCGGTCAGGTTCGGGATTGTGAAGCCGCCGCACTCGTGCTCGATATTGGCGAAGAAATACGCCAGTCGGGTCTTGGTGGCGTTGATACCGGCCTTGGTCAGCACGTCTTGCTTGGTGACAAAGGCGTCGATCACCGCCTGTGGCGCGCGCGGGAAGATCGCCCGAACGGCTTCCGCCGTCAGCTTGATTGGCATGCTCTCTCCGATGTTATGGAATCAAAAAGCCGCCTGCGAGGGCGGCTGGGTGGCTTGATAAGGTCGGGCTGATCGCTAAAGTCGCAGAAAACGAGGCTTGTATGGGTGACCAGATTTCGCTGCGGCTTCTTACGATGGATGATGTCTCAGAACGCTATGTCCAGTGGCTGAATGACCCATTGATCAATCAGTATTTGGAGTCTCGCTTCGCGTTGCAGACCCTAGATACGGTGAAAGATTTTGTTGCTGCTATGATCAGCAGTGACAGAGATGTCTTGTACGGGATATTCCACGACGACGAGCACGTCGGGAACATCAAGATCGGCAACATCGATAAATACCATTCTCACGCGGATATAGGTCTGTTAATCGGGTCAAGACGATCTCGCGGCATTGGCACTGCCTCAATATCGCTCGCGACAACAATAGCATTTGACGAACTCGGCTTGCGCAAATTGACTGCCGGCATCTACCAACCGAATGTTGCTTCGCACAAAGCTTTTCTTAAGAATGGATACCGAACAGTTGGCGTCCTTGAATGCCACCGCAGACTGGGCGACCAATGGGTCGATCAGATCGTCGTTGAAAAGGTGAACCTGCCATTATGCTCTTCAGAAACGCGACCTTGGACGACTCTGAGCTACTGTTCAAATGGCGCAACGATCCCCTGACGCGGGAGATGTCTAAAAACCGGAATGCGGTCGAGTTCGACGGGCATATGAAGTGGCTAACGTCCAGGCTGGGGCGGGAGGCGCCCAAGCTATTCATCGCCACCATCGACCATGTTCCGGTAGGCACATTCCGCATTGATGACGATGAAATATCTTACACCGTAGCGCCTGATCATCGAGGGGAAGGAATTGCGACGCGGATGCTAACAGAAGCGAGAAAGATGTTCGGCCCCCTGCGAGCCGAAATATACGAGCGCAACACAGCGTCTATCAAAGCGGCGAAGGCGGCGGGCCATACCGTCGTGATCTTGGCTGAGGCTACGGCCTGACGTAGCTCAATGTTGAATTGACGGTATGCGGGGCTGCCTGCCCGGTGTCTTGCCAATTCTCAATTTCAACCCGCTGGGCGGTGCCGTCCCAGTTCGCTACGCCGTGGCGGGAACCGCTGGTGGTGCCGCTGGTCACGATGTCCCGCACTGCCATGTTGCCGTTGCCTCCCAAGAATATGATGGCAGGCTTACTTTCTTCCCACTCAATCCCTTGGATGCGGAGCGATGAGTTTTCGTTGTGGAACAGGTAGTGTGACCCGTTGTTTGAATAGTGGTTGACCCGGCCGCCGTTGATGTTGACGTTCTTAGAGTTCAGAACCTTGAAATACCAATTCGGCGTCAGCGCGGCGCCCGGCCCAATCTCGCTGGTAAGATGCCCGATGTTCACCGTGAAGCTGGATACGATCTTGAGCAGTTCATAAGCGGACGGCCCTGCAACGGAGCCGTTGTCCAGGTACAGCGAATCTATCGACACCGCCGCGCAACTCTCGATCAGCATACCGATTCCGCTGGTGCGCTCAATCGAGAGATGATCGAACCGGGGATAATAGGTGCCGTGACAGCGGACGCCGTTGCTGCAATCGCTTATGTGCAGATTGCCGAACCTGCCGAGCGTCGGGCCTTCAATGTTGACAGCCCAGCCCGCGCCGCGCTGGCCCTTGATCCAGATGTTATCAAGCCGGGAGAACATCGCCCCGACTTTGATCGCGCCCCCCGTGCAGCCGTTCTGATCGATCGTAAAGCCGCCAAAGTCCATGAACGAGGTTTTGAGATTGGCGCCAACGTGCTTCTCAAACTCGAACATGCGCGACGTTGCGGACAGGTTTTTGAAGCTAGTTTTCAGCATGTTTGCCGTCCGCACGATTGGCGGTGCGGTAAACGACGGCAGATCAGCCACGCCATAGACACCAGGTCCGAAGTATACCGGATCGGTCTGTGCCGCCGTAAATGCGTCCGCTATCTTAGTGGTCTCGTCGGAGCCATCGGCGAGAATGCCGAACGCTGCTTTGGCATCAATCATTATGAAGCCGCCACATAAGAGATCGTCATGAAATAGAATCCGAACGTTCCGCTTGCCGTAAAGCCAGAACCGGCCATATCCTTCAACAAGGTAAGAACGCCACCGGTCGTGACGTAACAAAGGCTTGGGCTAAATGCCCCGCCGTTGTCTTGGCTAGACCCAAGAAAGAATGTGCTGGCAACGGGGTATAGTGACGCCGGCATCCCTGTAAGCGTCTTGGCAGTCGCGTTGCTCGTACCCGTGATCCCGCCCAACCCACTGGCGGATAAGGTGACTACTCGCCCTACCTTCGCATAATTGACCGTCATAGTCGGGCTGGTCGTACAGCCTGTAAGCGTTGCGGTGAAAGAACTGCTCACCGGATTTCCGATATCTGCTGCCAACGCCACACCAGCAACCTGCGGTGCGGTAGAGAAGTTTATCTTCGAGGTGTTTCCAGCGGAGTTATAGAGCACCGTAGAGCGAGCAAGCGTGGTCGTCCCGGTCGTGTAAGTGCCAAAGCCAACTTCCCACTCTGATAGGCTCGGGTTCTCGGCTCGGTAGCTATAGGTCGCGCCATTCACGGCCCCCGCGCTGGCCGGGGTTTGATATCCTGTAGCTGCAGACGAGACGATAAAATCACCTGTCCCGCTGGACGTGGCATTAAACCGGCAAACATCGATCAATGAGGACATTAGATAATCCTCATGATGTAGTTGCAAACGATGCTAGGCTGGATGTTCCCGTGAGGGAAACCGCTGCCGATGGGGTTCATCGTGATGGCGACATTTTGAGTTTGTGGGGATGCGAATGTGCCTTGAGCGCCAAGATACCTGACGGCCGCTTCCGGGCCAGGGCCGCTACCCCCAGTCGAGTTTTCGCCGGGGGATTTGTAACTGAAAGCTGGCTGCGTGATGCTCGCGACAGTCGGTGTGAACGACTGGATTTGGCTGACGCTCAATACCAAGCTATCAACACCGCCCTTTGCGCCAATAACAGTCGAGTCGGCACCGAAGTAAGCTGGAGACAAAACAGAAGCAGTTGTCTCCTTCATCACTGACGCGCGGCCCATCTTGTTCGGCAGGTTGAAGGTCGTTGATCCGTCGCCAGAGCCGTGGGTGGTCCCCATTTGTGCGAACAGCGCCGAATAGGTTGTTCTGGAAATTGCCTGTCCTATAGGGAAGGCAAAGGCACTGCTCGGTGACGTTGGCAGCCAGAAATCCATGCCAGCGCCAAGAGGAATGCCGTACGGATTGCCGCCAAGTCCGCGCAGGTACCAAGCCGCGTCGGCGTTGCTGTAGGTGGCGACATACGGCGTGCCGGCGATCAGCGTATTTGATTGCAATTCGACCGCAGGCGATAACCGAAGTGGCTTGCTGCCAAGGCCGTCCACATTCAGCGTCACCGTTGCGCCATTGATCACATGCGGCGTGAACGCAATCATCGCCCCGTCCATATGAGCCAATGTGTCGAACACTTGGTTCGAAGAGACGGTGTAGGCGGTCGATGTGCCGCCAGTGACGATCGCCCCCGAAATGTCATCCCGCCACTGGGCGACACGCGCCATCTCAGCACGAGCGGAATCGTTCACGGCAGACGGCGCCATGCCTTCTGCCCAATTGATCGTGCTATCAGCGTTCGAGTTCGTCGCGGCTGTTTTCGACCAGCGCCAGACCATTAGGCTTATCCTCGTCCATTAATAGAAGGCGCCTGAAAAAGGGCGCGCAGTTTCGACAGATCGGGAGAACGTCGTTGCGGGAATTGGATTGCGGAAAGCTGCATGGGAGCAGGCTGCTCGAACCCGCCGCCTTGAGCCGACTGCTGTTGAGGCTGGGGCACGCCTTGAACGCCCATAAGCTGGTTCGCCACATCGCCGGCAGACCGCGGCATTGGTGCAGACGGCGCCTGAGGCGCGCCCATGATGGTGGCCGCAACGGCATTGGGAGCGTTAGGTGCAGCGGCACCACCCATCTTGCGATCGGCCCAATTGCGAAGATCCGCGACGGTCATTTTTTGAAGAAACGGATTGGCCTGTATCGCGTCCGGCCGCAGCACCGACGAAACCGGAGCGTTGGGGTCAGCATTGAGGACGGAAACCGCACCTTGCGGCCCAGCGAAATGTGCGAGGTATGTCGTTCCGGGCGTGACGGGGAGTCCGGCTTTTGTTAGCGTCTCCCCGTTCTTGGCCGCGTAAGCTTCCGTCATCTGGCGAGAAAGTTGAGGATCCGTGCGAAGCTCTAAAAGCTGCTGGTCCGACATTCCTTGAGCGAGATCAGGACGGGCGTTTTTAATCGTGTCTAGCCAGGTCGAACTGATGAACTGACCAGCACCGGTCGCAGACGAATTAGGGTTTTTGGCGTTCGGGTTGCCCCCGCTTTCCGCGCCGATGATGGAGTCGATTATACCCATGAATATTGATCTTCCGCCGAGTGAGTACAGTTCAGAACGCAAAAAGCCCCGCGAACCCATTTTCGGGCCGGGGCTTCCAAATGCTCTCGCTTACTTGATCGGAATGTTTGGAGTGATGGCGATCCTGTATTACTTCAGGAACTAGTTTCGACTTTGGCCAGGCCCGGCGACACCCAGTCCACCAGCCGCACCGCGTCCCATAGATCTTGCGATCTGCTGCATCTGCTGGATGCGCTGTACGGTCTCATCCAGCATTCGCTGGAATTGAGCCGCATTGGCGTTACCGCCGCGGGTCAGGAGGATATCTGCCACAGCCTGCCGAACAGCTGGCGTGTTTCCAGTCAGCGCATTTTGACCAGCGCCCAACACGGTACGGAGCGCGCCGCCCATATTTCCGGTGCCGATCTGCGTGACCAATGACCCGATAACGGTCGGATCGATTCCCATCGCGGCGTCGTCAGCGGCGTTCTCAATTGTTTTAGAACCACCCAGCGCCGCGTTGCGGGTCTGAAACATTGTATCTTCGCGGCCAATTCGCTGTTGAAGTGGAGAGATTTGTCCCGGAGCGACCGGCCCTTGATGAAGGGAAAGCCGCTCCATCTCCGCAATTGATTTATCTGACGTAAGCGGGCGAACTTTGTTTTCTCCCATTGGCCCTCTCTCGGCACGAGCAGCCAAAGTGTCGGCATAGCCTTTTCTGAAACCCTGCTGGGCGGGGTCAGCTAGTCTATCAAACTGGTCGATATTGTCCGCAGCGCGACCTCGTGCGGGAGCTTTAGCGCCCATATTAACCGCATCACGAATCTGAGACGGCCCGGCGTATAGAGCGCGAGCTTTCGCATAATCAGGGTTGACGGAATCAACCTCTTTAAGAAACATTCGGCGTACGTTATCTAGAGCACGACCGTATTCATCCAGCATCAGCTTGCCTGTCGTACTGTCACGGTAACCTTCCAGCTGCTTATCCCACCCTTTCTTGATGAGGTTGATAGTTCGCATGTTTGGAACGCCCGACATAATCGGGTCACCAGCCTCGTTGAATCCCGTAATTGCATAGTCCTTGGGGTCGAATTTTTTCCCGGCTGCAAGGGATTCCAGGCGTTGAACGGCCACACCTTCGCGAAGCCCACTGTTTGTCACCGGATCATCAAAAAATTGCTGAATACGATCATTCCAAACCGGCTTGCGAGACAGAGCAGACGCGTAGAATGGCGCCGATTGTTCTTGTGCCGCTTTGGTCAATTCTGCGTTGGTTTGTCGGGCCGTGCCAGCCGCCCCGAGCGCCTCATCGGCTATTTGGACAACGCGCTCTGCCTGCCCTGCTTGTCGATTATTCAAAAAGTTGACAATGCCGGTTCGCGCTTCGCCTGGCGCGCGGGCAGTTGAGGCAAGCATTCTTTGCCCGGCATTCCCCATGGCGTCGGCTGCGGTAAACATGCCCTGACCAGATGCCTCGGCGTCCGTAATTTTCTGCGCGATTTGCTGGGGCGTCATGCCGCTTTCGGACACGCCGCGGGCAACCTGAGACTGCGCAAACCCGGTCGGGTTCATCCGTGCCCTGATATTGCTGGTGATCGGTGATAGAGCTGCACCACCCAGCGCCAATACAGGAGGCAGCACACCGCCAGCCAGCAACCCTATCCCGCCGCCCTGAAGCGCATTGCCGCCACGCTCGGCAAGCCCGTTGCCCTCCATCCCACCAGAGAATGCACCTATGGCCGCAGCATCACCCGCAGATGCCCCAGCACGGGCCAATAGACCCGCCTCAGGCGCGAGGAAGCGCGCAAGGGTCATACCCCCATTCGCTAAACCCGCGCCACTGACGCCGCCGCCAAGCACCTCGGCGGCGGTCCCGGCCACGCCCGTATTCTTACGAGCATCGCCCATGATCTGATCTTCGCGAGCCTTGGCGTAGTTATAGCCCTCGACCGGGCTGAAAGTGCCGCGTCGGATCATCTCAAGCGGAGTCATCGCAGCCGCAAGAATAGTGCTGTCCGCACCAAGGGTCGCGCCGTGAGCAAGGCGGCGAGTTAGGCCGGCGCCGGGATCAATGCCCTTGGCTTTTAGGTCAACCTGCTCGTCGATCGCCGCCTTTTGGTATTTGTCAGGTGCTTTCAGTTGATCAAGCGAGACACCTTCTCCCGCCAAGTAAGCATCGATATCAGCCTCAGGCGCACCTTGGGCGATCATCTTGGAGATATTGCCTTTTACCAGCGCGATATCTGCCATCAGTCGAGACCATACTTGGCTTTGAGGTTGGTGGCAGGCGCCGGGCTAGCCGCAGCCACCGGCTGACCACCCTTTCCGGCGCGGACCTTCGCCCGCTCGATACCAGACTTAACCACCTCTTCAAGCTCTCCCAAGGCTTCCAGAAACGCACCTTCGGATTGTCCTGCGCTGAGACGGGCGATAGCGTTTTCGGCCTTCTTGCCCTCGATATCGGTGATAGCACCGCCGCCCTTGAGTTGCGTGAAAGCCTCCAGGAAGGTCTTACCCTTGAGCTGTTCCAGCTTCTGAGCGAAATCGTAACCACCCGTCGCCGGAATCATATTGAAGAATGACGACGCGCCAGTGCCGCGCTCACGGTATGGATCGTTCTTGACGCTCTGAATCGTCTTGAGCGTCTGCTCGGCATTGGCAATGACGTTCGGCAATGCTACTTCTGCCGCGCCTTTCGCCTTGCCGACTTCTTCGGCCGCTTCCTTGCCGACAATATCTTTCGGCTGTTGCCCGATCAGATTCCCGGTCCGTTTATCGACAATGCCCCAGCTTGTGCCGAGATCAATCTTGTCAACGCCGCTGGAAATTTTGACGCCGGCCGGGAGCTTGGTTTGAATGGCCTCGCCGCTCTTGCCGGTCTGGAGCAGGATCGTATTGCCCTTTTCATCCGTACCGTATTGCGGCGTCAGAGAGTATTCGCCAGATACGGCCTTCTTCTGCGACATGAACTTCGCAAACGTAAGCGTCGGATCTTCTCGCTTGGCAAACTGATATTCCTTGATGTCATCGGTTTGACCACCGGTCCCTAGAATATTGGGGAGGACCGCCCGCAGCAACGCGGGATCAGACACAACTGATTTTGCCAATCCAGGGTCATAGCCTTTCGAAATGAGATACTGAGCCGTTTGGTTCGCCTGCTGTTGCGAGACCGACTTGCTGTCGGTACCAGCGATCCTAGACAAAAGCCCATCTGGATTGCCAACGCGGCCGAGCAGCGACCCAAAGCCGCCCAACATCGAGGAGGGCTGCTCTACAACAGGCTGCGGCTGTATAGGCGCCGGAAGCTGGCCTTGTGCATATTGAGCATTCTGGGGAATAGCGGCGGGGTCAGAGGCAAAAGCCGTTTGAGGTCCAAGACGCGGCATCTGATAGTCGCCGACCGCAATCGGGGAAGCTTGCGGTGTGACAGGCGGCGGCTCGAAACCCTGCGACGGCTGGTACTGGTCGTTCTGCATCTGGGTCGTGCGCAGAAAATCCAGTAACCCGCCTTGCTGGCCGCCATAAGCATTAGGGCTAAAGAAGGAATCGAGGATGCCCATGCTTTACAGCCCGCCAGGAAAGAATGATTTGAATCCACTTCCAATCGCGGCAAACTGCTGAGCGCCCGACATCTGCTGCGTTCCCTCGGACTTGCCCGTGGACTGACCACCGAGGCCTGCAATCGGAATGCCGATCTGGGCCAACAGACCAAGCGCCTGAACAGGAATACCGCGGCGCGCGGCTTCTGCTGCGAGCGTGGCGTTGGCACCCGCATTTGACGCATCAGTCGCCGCACCGGCTGCCGTGATGCCTTGTGCCTGGTTCGAGAGACCCTGTTGGTTCATGCTGGAAAGGATGCCGCTCGTGGTGTTCTGGCCGTTGTAGAGCGCGTTTGCAGCGTTCTGCTGCGTCGCTCGATCTTGGTTGAACTGATTGAGGATCAGCGGAGCCTGTGCCGCCGACACGCCTCGCCCGTAGGCCATCTGGTTCGCGCCCGACAGGTCACGGCCGGCCGCTGCAAACTGTCCGTTTACCGAATTGCCGACATCGGACTGCACTTGATCCAGGGCGGCCCGCAATGCCGGATTATTCATCGATGAGTAGTTGGCGTCAGCGAAGGGCGACATCTGACTTTTGAATGTGTCATAGCCGCTCTGGACATTGCCGGCCTGCCCGTTTGCGCCGCCCCCACCTAGAAGGCTCTGTGCAAAGCTAGCGATCTGCGGTGCGAACTGGCTGGCCTGTCCGGCGTTGGACGTGAGAGTGTTAAGCGCATTGTTTTCGTTCGCGGTAACGCCGGTATTGCCGATCTGCGAGTTCAACTGACCAAGGATACCATTGAGAACGGGCTGCGCCGGCTCCCATGGGTTGGTCGTGCTGCTCTGCGTTTGCTGGGTTTTGCTTTCGCCGTCCATTATGCTGCTCTTTCATCGAAAGCGATGGAATCCACACAGATGCCCGCACTTTTCAGTGCACGCTTCCAGCCGTTGCGCCCCTGAATTCGGACAGTGCAACCTTCGTTTTTTGCGTAATCTTGAATACGAGCGAAGTCCGATATCCATTCATTCATTTCTTCGCCACTGCAGGCCGTCACGGTACAAACACCGTTCGACAAATGGGTTGTTGCCGCGGCCTTAATTTTCTCGCCCGACCAAATGATCCATAGCAGTTGATCGCCAGCCAAAACCGATCGCTCGATTTGCTCGAAAAGCTTCAACCTTCTTGTCGCCGTCCGGACTATATGGCCTACGTGCGGCCAAAATTCTCTGACCCTCGCCGGATCGACGCAGATCAGTTCAGCCGAGGATGGCATATCGAAACGTTCGGTTCGCCGTCGCGCTGTTGGCGTGAGCGAATGTGAAGCTCTTGTTGGCTGTGGCGAAGAGATACATCGTGCCGTTGCCAAGCTCTGTTGCGGCGTTAGCTGTGATCGGAATCGGGATCACAGTCGATCCCTCTGCGCAGTTGTCGTCTTGAACGGTCGTGGTTCCTGCACTTAGATTGAGCGTAAACGTCCGCACCGCATTAGAGCGCCCGGAGGCCAGCTCCCGCAGCGAGCGAGCGAAGTTTGTCAGGTTCTTATCATCTAGACCGGGGACATAAGCAGTCACTGCATGCCCTCCGCAGCCACGTCAGGCTCTATGCCGGCGAAGAAGGTCCAGTTCTGCCCGGCAGGAATTCGATTCTTGTAGCGAATGTACCTGGCGGCCTTGCGTACATCGATACGCCCGGTCCTCGCATTCTTGCCAACCTCATTCGTGTACGTCGTCGGGTTGCTCGTCAGTTCACGATAGGAAAGAGAACCCTGCACCACCGTGGCGTCCGTCACCGGCCGATAGCCACGGACAAACACTCGCTGCCCGTCTGTGCCCTGCTCCGCGCTTTCGATGGTCGCTTCCAGGTTAGCTCCACGAAAGAAGCCGAGCATGTTCCCACTGTTGAACTGTCCAATTTCTGGCTGCACCGCAGTTGCATACGCATCGAAGGTCAGCGTCATGGCGTCAATCGACGCGGAGATCGTGTCGAGATTTTCAAGCGTCAACCCCGTCTGCGAAATGCCCATCAGATACTGACCTGTGAGAGACAACGGGAAGAACCGATCGAGCACCTTGTCGTAGCCGATAACCTTGTCATAAAGCCCGGCCTGGCCATTGGTCGATTTGTAGGCCCAGAACACGCGCGAACTCTTCGGGTCCGCGGCGCCCATGAAGAGCTGTAAATTGCCCTTATCGATATCGATAGAGAATGTGCGATCGACCTTCTCTCGCCCAATCTGAACAGGAAAGCCGCCCGGATCGATCTTGTGGAAGCCCTGCCCCGCATAGAAGAAGATCGTCTCACCCGCTCGGATGATCGAATACGGCGCGTAAAGACCTTTGTCCTGTGAGATGCGATCAATCTGGAAGATGATCGGCGAGCCCGGCACATACGACATGCGCCGGATGGCCTGATCCTGGAAGATAATGGCGCTCTGATCGCCACCAGCCACACCGCGAACGATGCCGCCGTCTGGCAGATCCTGATAATCTGACGAGTTGATGCCTACAGTCCACGATCCTGGCGCATTGAGGCCAGACCACTGCACGCGATACGGGTTCGACAGAAGCCCCGATAAGATGACGAACCGCCCAACCACGTCCACGTAGGCAGCCTGAGGCGGCGAACCGCCGAGATCAGCGAACGCGCTCGATACAGATAGGTCGAACACTTGCGGAACGACATTAGCCTGCACCGCGATAACAAAATTGTTGAACTGGGCAAACCGCCACTGTGCCGAACCGGTCAGTCCGCTATACGCAGCGCCCGATTTCGAGACATCAACCCAAGTGTAATTCGTCTTGTCGAGGCGATAGATCCGCGTTGACGTTGCAGCAAAAACTTCAACCGATCCATCCGACTTCAGCGCGTAGAAAGCGCCACGGCATGGCCCCGGAAGTCCTGCAGAGTACACAGAGAAATCAGGGAACGGCCCATAACCATCACCACGTGGCACAACGTTCTGAATGCTGTAGACCGTCTGCCCTTCATAATCCGATACGTCCGGGCGCCAGTCGCCAAATGGGAGCAATGGCATCAGGGCGCCGGAATGTTCGTCCAGCCTTCGGACTGGATCGTGGCTGGAGTCCAGATTTCGCTTTGCACGGGTTGCTCTGTCCAATCTTCTGACTGTCCCGGCGTCGGATACCAAGACTCGCGGATCAACGTGTAGCCAGCATCAACGCCGACCACGTTGTAAGCGCCACCGACCGACACCAGGCCGATCCTGAAATAGGCCGGCATGCCGGCGACCGAATAGACACCCGTCGCGGCAGGAAGACCGCCAGCTCCCAAGGTTGCGGGATAACCAGTGACGACATATCCCGCCGGAGCGCTTGTCATCCCCACTCGGAATGATGCACCAACCCACCCCGTTGCGTAGGAAGTGCCAGCCCCCAACAGCTTCGTATTCATGCCGGCCATATTGCCGGCAACGCTGTATGAACCTGCGCTGTGGGGCGCGAGATACTTGAATAGTGCTGTCTGTCCCGAGACCGTTATAGCCCCGGTGACAGCCGAAAGCGTAATGGTCGAGACACCCGCCTGCCCGATCTGGCCAAGGGCAAAACGCCCTATTGCATCAAAGCCAAGCATCAGGTGATCGTCAGGATGCCGTTGGTCTGATCAAGATCGACCGTGAAGGTATTGCCATTGGTCAGTGTCAGGTTCGTGCCATAGTCCCACCAGCCAATCAGAGGCTTGGTGCCAGACGTAAAGTTATAAAGAACTGCGTATCGGAATGGACCAATCGAGCCGCCTGAAGCCGTCCAAGACGGATCGGAGCCGCCGACAAACTTGAAGACGCCCGATGTCTGCGTGCCAGTGATCGTTCCGACCGATGCACCGCCAGCCGTGTAGCCATTCGCGGTCGAGAGGTCCGCTGGCGTATTGTAGACCGTGTTCGTCACCACAGGCGCTGTATTGGTCAGATAGACCATGAATACATGCGTCGTGCCGCTCTGCATCTGATGCTTGGAACTAGCCACATCAAGCGTAAAGCAATCGAATTTGTTGAACGCGGCTATGGCAGCCTCCTATTGCTACGGCGTCGAGCCGGCAACACGCATTCGCGTGGCACCCGCACTAAATGTCGATGATGTTTGGCTGAGCTTGTTCAGTTCGCCCAAGGCGGTCTGAAAGCCGAGCGCCCATGTCTGGATTCGGCCGTCTTCCTTGATGTACGGGGCAGATTCCAGAAGAGCCGCGTAGAGGTAAAGATCAGGCGCCATGGTCAGCAACCAATTCGTGCCGTTAGTCTCCAGCGCCGGAATTTTCTTCCGATAAACCATCTCGATGGTGAATGCGTCGTTCGGCGTCGGCGCCAGCTCGATCTCATCGCCAAAAATGGTAAAGTAACCAGGTTGATGCACCTGGTTGTTGATGGATCGCCGATATTCATCAAGCCCGGCAGGAGACTTGAATTCCAGTGCAGGCTTCCCGCTTACGCCGGATAACCGAATGCGCCGCATCGACTGGAAATCCAGTGGGAGCGAGATGAATTCAGGCTCACCGCTCGCCATATTGACGAGAGCCGTTGCCCTCGCTTCCATCTGCCTGACGAAAAGCTCGCGGTTAAACTTCGCCTCTGCAAACTGAATGAAGGTCGGGATGCGGGCGATGAGAGTGGCGTCTTCTTCCCGAGCCAAATATTCAGCGACCGCCGATTGAAGATCGGCATAACTGGTGATGGTAGCCATCAGACCTCCAGCAGCCGCTTCTTGGCCATTTCCATCAGCCAAATGACCGACCCGCCGTCTGCAATCGACGACGCAAAGTAGAACTCGCCATCGTCATCGAAGCCAAGGACGACGACGCCATCTGAGCAATGGTCCTTAGCGCCTTCAAGAACTCGATTTGTCGGAAGGTCCAAACGCGTGATATTTCCCAGCGGAACAACAACACCCATCAGACCGTACCGTCCTTCGTTCGCCAGGCTGCGTTATCGCCGTCATTGAGCCAATTACTTAGCCACTTGTCGTCTTGCTGAGTAATAGCGTCCACAAAGCCCGAGTTGTGGGCGATGTTGAGAGGAATGGACGCAATGCGATGATATTCGCCCTTCCAGTTGGAAGACGCGGCTGCTCTTGCTTCCGCGTTCTCCTTGATTGTCGCATCTACCGGATAATCCACCCGGTAGATGTCCTTTTGCCCGTCAAAATAACTCCAGACAGTCCGCCCCGTCTTCATATCGTGATCAACAAGGGTGAAGCCGTTAGCGTCCTGGATGGGCATGGTTACAGCGGATCCGTGCGCTCGGCTTTGCGCTGCTCGATCAGATTGCGCGCATCATTGATCGCCATCTCAACTTCGCTGTTGAGCGGGTGACGTACGCCCTGGCCATCCCACCAGTCGTAAAGAAGCCGCACGACAACAGTGTCCTGCTTTTCCTCGCCGTTGATGCTGGTGCCCTTGAGATCGTCCGATTTGAACTCGGCCGGATCAGTCTGACGATCGGCATAAGCCATCGCCTTCTCATGAGCGGCCTTGGGGTCGCCCGGATATGGAGCGGCCTGAGTACGGCCGGCTCCGCCATCTTCGGCATCCTGACGCATCTCTTCCGAGGTTTGTGCACGAGGCTGGCCGATATTCGGGATGATCTTCGCATCAGCCGCATGGATCGGCGCGTTTGCACCGGTCTGGGTTGCGACATCATCGGCGCTTTTCTTCGCCTTGGCTTCATCGATCTTGCGCTGCAGCGTTTCGTCGCTCCAACGGTTGTCCACATCAATGCCGAGATCCTCGGCCTGCTTCTTCAGGGTCGCCATGACTGCATCTCCAAATGAAAAGGGACCAGCATGACGCTGGCCCCCTGATAACGCACGAAGTGTAGTTAAGTTACGTCGAAGCAGTCAGGCCGAACACGTCGGCAACAACGCCCAGACCGGCTTGGTTCTTGACGCGAAGCGTGCCTTCACCGATGAGAACACACTTCTCGGCGTCGCCGGTCTTCGCAACACCCTTCACTTCCTGGATCTTGCGCAGCCAATCCCATTCGAGCATGTCAGTGTCGATCAGGAAGGCGTTGCGAGCAACGCCAGCATTGACTGCCATGACACGGTTCGGGTGGACGAGGATCTTGCCGAATGGACCTTCGTAGGCGTCCGCATTGGAGATGATTGTCTTCCGGCCGGTATCCACCGCATATCGGAAGGTCGCCACGTTGGCATCCGACATGAACGTGACGAACACGCTCTTGACGTAGGGCGAACAGAACATGTGGTTGACGTTGGCGCCGGCCGTGTAAGCCGCTGACATCGTGGTATCCAGAAGGGCCTTGGTGAAGGCGCGCTGGGTGCCGTTGGTCGCAGCGACAGTAAGGCCGGTACCGCTGCTGAAGCCGCCATTGGCACCGGTAGCGCCTCGCGAGACGTTGGTGGTGAGCCAGGAAGGTAGGCCGCCCGAGACGCGCGTGGCGCCGCCAACTGAAGCGACATTCGAGACGATCGAGTATTCGACATCCTTGCGGATTTCGATGCCCTTCTTGATCTTCTGGTACTTGCGCTTCTGGATGCGGCCGGCGTCGTCAACCGCTTCCTGCGTTTCCGACAGAATGAACTCCTTGCGCATGATCTGCGTATAATTGCCCACGCGAACCGGAGGCGTGATTGCGCCGAAGGCAAATTCATCGCCTTCAAGCTGCACGTTGGCAGCCGGCGCCGCTAGATCGTCGATCTCCCACTCGGGGTGGGTGCCGTTGACTTTGCCCTTGCCAATCATGGAATAGATCGGGGTATCTTCCGGCGTGATACGGGACACAACGTCGGAAAGCTGTTCGCGATTGCCGACTGCAGAGGTGGACTGGAAGGTATTAGCAACAATGGCCATTAAGGCCTCCTATGGATGATGGGTTCAATCGAAATCAACCGCCATCGCATCGTGGATCGAGCCTGACTTTGCCAACCTGTTCATGGCATCCTGATTAGCCCGCACCTTCGTCGCGTTCGGTCCTGCCGGCCGCTTCTGTGCGGCAACGGGAGGGACATTCACGACTTTACTAGCGGCCTTTGCCTTCGCAGCCTCCGCCTCCATTCCAAGCTTCGCATAGTGCAAGACCTTGAAATGGCGGTGATCGGTAATGGATCCCAGCTCCTGATCGGAGAAGCCAATCTCACGAGCTGCACCAAGGGCAGCATCGAAAAACTTCTTCTTGCCTTCAGGTTTCACGATTTCGGGGAATGCTTCCGTGAGCTTGGCAACCTCGGCCTGAATGACCTCGGCCTGCTGCTCGTTCGTTAGCGTGTTCACCACATCTTTGGCTGAGGTAGCCCGTTCGACGATTGAGTTTACAAACTCAAGAGCGCCTTCATGCTGCGCCTTTTCCTGAATGTACCGCAGAGGGTCAGTCAGGGATAAGGACTGGTCAGGCGCTTTCGGCACCTGGGACATCAGAACTTCAGAAATCGCGTTTGCCGACTGGCTAACACGGGTTGACAGTGCCTCAAGCTCTCGCCGTTTGTTTGCGAGGTCAGTTGTCTTGTGGCGATAATCCCGATCGCGGAGATAACCCGATTTCAGCTCTTTAAGTTCGAGCTTCTCACCGCCTGGCATGGCGATAACAATGGAATCGTCCGGTTCGGCCGTGGCCTTGTCGGTTTCCGCTGTTTCGGTCTCTGTCTCGGGTGCATCGGCCTCTTGGCTCTCTTGAGCCTCATCCGTCTCGCTGTTGCTATCGGTCTCGTCGGCCTTGGTTTCGGGATTGCCCTGATCTTCATCAGGATCCGCATAGTCCCAAGTCTCGGGCGAGTTATCGAGTCCATCGGAGGGGTCGGCCTGAACGCTCGAAACGTCGTTAGACGCCTCGTTGGCGGGTGCCAAGTCGGTTGCCATTAGTGCTAGTCCTCTAAGAGGTTACCGGTTAGGCCGGCGCCTGCTTGCCGCCATTCGGTTGGCCCTCAACTGCGAGGGCTCCGATACGTGACCGCAAATTCCTGATCGCGCGCACTGCAGCCATATGGCCCTGTCGCGCTTCGTGGTTGTCATATGGCGCAGATACGGCGGCGTTCACTTCGCCCTTTTCCATATCGTCCATGATTTCGTTAAAGAGTGGGATGCCAAGAATGGCTTGAGCTGCAGCCCGCCGCTCTAGGTCACGTTCACTCATGAGCTGGCCTGCAGGGCAACAATCGTGAAACCCATGTTGGCTGCCGGCTCCTCAGGCAGAAAACCTGCCAACGCCGTGATGAGCGGCCCCACCAACAGGATCCCGCTCAATGCCGGCAGCGCACGCGCGCGAGACGCATAGATCGTACAGCCAGTGTATTTGCCAGCATTCATCTGAAATGCCTTTACCTTGAAGGCCGGCACAGGATTCGTATTGTTCTCGATCGCACACGGGATCACAGATGGCTGCGTGTCGAACGTGCGCGTAAACACCACAGTGGCCTCTCCGCTCCCGTTAGTTGTCCCAGATGTCGAAGACGACAACCGGGGGTGCCTGTGATCCTGCCTGGTGGCCTGCGCCGCTATTCCCGGACTCGGCGTACCGGCCTCCCCCATCGGAGGTGCGTCCGACAAGATCGCGGCCATTGGCATATTGATGTCCATCTACGTCTCCGTAGCTGTCCACTTTTGGCCGGTTGTCGCACCGATGACTGACACCGCACGACTGGTCGAAACGCTGAAGCTTGCGCCAGCAACGATCTTGTAAGAGCTGGCGGCATCAACCGCGGCCGTTCCGCCCACCTCGTTAATCCACAAATCTCCAGCGGAGATATTCTGACCTTTCAGCGACTTGCGAGCGCTATTTGCAGGCGCAAGGGGCTGTGCCGTGTTTCCCGTCGTTACCGATCCCGACCTATCAGTGCCCGCGGGCAAAATGCCTGTCCGCGGCGTTGCCGTGCCGCCGCCATTGTCCTCGACAACCTCGACCTGCAAAACCGGCTTATCAAGGTTGGTGTAGGATCTGGTGGCCATTACTGCACCGCTCCCTCAAACTGCCTGTCCTGTGCATCGGCCTGATTCTGACGTTCAGCACGAGCATCCTCGCGAGCCATGCGTTCACGCTCAATCTCGGCATTCGCCATGATCTTGGCAACTTCGATGCGCTCTTTGGAGGCGATTTCCTCACGCTTCAAAGCCATTTCCTGCTCGAACCGGGCGTCTTCCGCTGCCATCTCCTGCATGCGGTTTTGCGTATCCCGCTCAAGCTCGGCTTGCTTAATCACCAGATCGGCGTCGCGCTGCTCACGCTCCTTATTGGCCTCCTTGACGATATCCTTGTCCTTGAGCGCGATCTGCACCTCGCCCTTAGCATGTTCAATAGCAATAGCGCCTTGGGTCTTCTCCTGCGACTCAGACGGCTTCTGAGCCTGCTTTGCAGCAAACGCCTGCAGCTCTTCCGGTGATGGGCTGGTGAAATACTGATCGACCGATTTAAGACCAGACGCCTCAACCATCTTGGTCAGGCCGTTATAAAACTGATCCGGCTTGACGATCGGATTATCCATACCCAGCCCAGCAATGATTTCCTTTTGGGCTTCCCGGACAACCTGCATCATCATCATGTCGCGCTCACGGGTACCTGCACCGAGGCCCGTATTGACCGTGGCATCCATGTCCACGTTCCAAGTGCGCGGATCGAACTCAACCCATTTGCCCCGTAGCCGAACCGTCCGGGGCTGGTCCTGGTGCTGAATGATCAGCTTCAACAGTCCGCGGAACGCCGGCTTCAGGCAATTGGCAATGGTGCGAACCATCATCTCTGTCTGGCCAATACCAACCTGCTCGATCATGGCAGAGGCCTTGGCCGTCATGTTCTGCAGTGCGTCCGGCGCCAATCCGCCCGATGCGTCCGAAATACCGGTTCGCTCGTGAAGCTCCTTGTCGAGGTAGGCCAGCATGTTGAACGATTTCTCGGCAACAAACGGCACAAGACGAGTAGTGAGAACGGCCCGGACATCCGTACCCATATTGACGCGGATCGGTTGTCCAAATGCCGGATTGGTCACTGCTTCAGGATTGACGATCGCGCCATCCTGAACGATGTCCTGCTGGTTGTTCTGCCAGTACAGATTGTCGAGGGTCTGCCTCAGCAGCACAGTCTTAATGCGCTGGATCTCCATCGAATCATCGCTGGTGGAATTACCTTCCCACTGGTGGGGACGGCGCTCGCAAACGACATCGGCGTAATTAATATCGTCCCATTCAGTGTTTTCAAGCAAGTGCTCTTCAGTCAACCCGCCGGCAAACACAATACGACGAAGCTCCGCAATCCCGTCGTCGTCATAATCAATCCGAACCAGCAGTTCGTAATACTCAACCTCCTCCATAGATTTGGCGGTGATCTGGTCCTTATTCAGAATGTCGCGGCGCCGGGTCGTTTCTTCCTCATCCTTGCTGCGAGTCGAGCCGGCAATCGGCAACAGATCGATCTTGTCCCGGTCATAACCCATCGCCACCAGATCAGAGCGGCGAATACGATAGCCCTCTCCAACGATCGGCGCGTCCTGAATATTGATCGCGTCAGGATGGATCAGGAAGTTATCCATCGGCACGGAAGCCATCTTGGCCCGGCGCTTTTTGATCTTACGGCGGATGCGAACATCGTGCAGCAAAACAATCTGAGGACCAGCCTCAGTGATTATCTCCTCCGATTTTGCCGTGTGTTCAAGCACCTCAACTTCGTCGCTCGAAACCAACTGCGCAAAGGCGTTGTCATCCAGACCCGAATGCATCGAAACCTTGATGTCGATGCGCTCGTCCTGCCACCATTTCAGGATGCCATTGCGCAGCAGTAAGGCGTCATAAATCGCATCGTGCACAGCATCGGGCCCCTCGCTCTCGGGGAACGCCAAATAGTTCACATAGTCGGTAGCCTGCTCGGCAGACTTGTCATCGCCTTCTTTGACCGGCTGATATTCGACAACCTTGTCACCACCCAGGATAACCCGGACGATCGACGGCAAAACCTTTTTCAGCTCGCCACGGACATCACGGGAGACGACTTTTGAGCGGCCCGTATCAGACGGCGTGTCCCGCATTTCCCCGTCATAATACTCCATGGCACGGGTGCGGTTGACGCTCTGTTGCTCCCGATACTGCTCGCAATCCTTTACAAGCCCAGCGACGATTCTGCAGAACTCCTCGTCGTTCATGGGTTCATCGGGCATCAGGCAACTTTCCGCGGCTGGAATTTCCAGCTTTTGTCTGTGGTCTTCGGAATTTCGTAGGCAACGCACATCAGTCCGAACGCATCGGCAGCATGGCTCGACCAATCATGATCAGGACCAAGGCCAATGCCTCGCTCAGCATCTCGCTTCTCGTGGTACCAGCCCAAAGCATCAATGCCTGGCTGAGTCGTGGCCTGGTTGAACCACATCATCGGAAATAACCGACGCACCGCTTCAATGCGCATCGACGCTGCACCGCGGCCCTGATTAGGTATCGTGGTTACGGCGTACTCTGCCGATCGAAAGAACTTCTCATATGACGCGTCGTGGACCTTATCCTGCGTCGTACCGTCATGAGGCAGCCAGATCTGGCACCTGTCCGGTCCGTAACCCTTCTGCCTCAACCAACCAAGATGCGATGCTGCAGGCTGGCCAACAGCCTCGTAGTAGTCCAGCACCCTAATTTCGCGCCCGATGAACTGTGCAATCCAGATCGTGAAAGCATCAGCCCTGGCGCCTGTGCCGCCAATGTCGACGAATGCTCGTAGCGTCATCAGCGGGTCAGCAGCAACGCGGCCAATGCGATCTCGCGCTTCGATCAAGCTCTTGGCGAAATACGCGCCCTCAACCATGGTCTTGAAGCCACCCTCCCAGATGTGTTCGTACTGATCTGGTCGCTCAATCATGTCACGCTGGCGATCACGCTCCAGCTTCATAGGGAAGCGTGGGTTATCCCTCCAATTTATCTCGGCAATTTTGTAACGAGGATCCTTGGAAAGCCTGAAACGCTTGTGCGTCGCGCTTGCCTTTCGTTCAGGGTTCCAGGTAATCCAAAGCTCGCTGTCATCCTCACGAAGCGTTGGGATCAGCTTCGTCCAGGCATCGTCCGTAACGGGCTCAGCCTCATCGACCCACCCAAGCAGGATGCGCGATTTCGACTTGATGCTATCCAGGTTCCGATCAAGCCCGGTGAAGGTGTAGCTAATCCGGCCGCTCTTGGTTCGAACGTACTTGTCGCCGATATCGAAATGCTGAGCCAGCCAAGGCTCCTCGTGGATCGCCGCCTTAACCTCCTGAAGGCTCGAATCCTCCAGCGAGTTCATGAACTGGCGACCGCAGAGCACCAGGCCTTCCCGGCCCTCTTGGTCCCACATGAACATGCGAACTGCGGACATCTTGGCGAACGATCTGGTTTTGCCAGAACCTCGCCCGCCATAGGCTCCTCTAACGTCCGCCTCGCCTTCAAATACAGGAATAAGCTTCGGAGGAAGCTCAATCTGAGCTGTTGTCGTCACGCTTCTTGGCTCTCAACGCCACAAGCTCAATCTTGGTAACAACCTGCAGCGGGTTTTCCTCATCGCCTGCAATGGTTTGGACTGCCTTACCCCAACCACGATCAAGCAGGCTGTTGGCAGCAGCAACACGCGCCGATTCAGGCGCAGTTTCCTTGTTCATGATCCCGGCAAGCACGTTAATGGCACTCTCAGTGTGCCCGCGCGCCAAAGATCGAATTTCCGCTGGTGCTTTAGCCATTTGTCATTCTTGGGTTACTCACGCGCAATCGTCCGAAGGCGCTGTGTAGTCAGAGGGGGTGGTGTCAGCCGTATTGGACTCGTCGGGCCCCTTGTAGAGCTTGCTAGGGTCAACGTAAAAATCCGTCAGCCCATGGCGGTCAGGGTTAGGGCGCGGCACGAACTGGATCACATTATCGCTCATGACCTGATCCTTCGATAAGTCCCCACCCCTACCCTCCCACGACAGCTGAAGAAGGCCCGGGGGATGGGTTGGGAGAGAGGGGTGGAGGAGGTTAGCCGAGTGCCGACTGGATGCGGTTCAGCTGTTCTTCGATCTCGTTGACAACGCGATGGGCATCTTCGGCGGATTCATTCAGCCGCCAGACGGCGCCGCCCCCCCCAACGGGAGACGGTTTGTTCGTGCCGTTTTCGCCTGAAATGTTACGCGGGCCGCCGATCGCATCGTGAATATTGGAGACCTGGTCGAGCAGGCTTTTGAGCCGATCGCTGAGGCCGTCAACACGGCCGATGGCGCTGTTGATGGTGCGAGGGGCGATCGTCTGCACACCCTGCTGGAACTGCACATTGTTAGAGCCGAGATTCCCTGCTTGAGCAGTCAAAGCCATTCCCATCTCCTGTTGCTGTCAAAGAAAAACCCCGACACGGATGCCGGGGCTGCCAGATTTTCAGCCTACGCGTGGGACTGCACTTCCCCACAAACGCACCATTTCTGAGCCACGGCCTGCAGATTCACCGTGTCAACGTAGGCTTCAGAGCGGCCGAAGTGATTTACGGCTCTAGGCAACGGAGCCTCGCTCTGAATTGAAGACCACCGCGTACCGAAGCAGAGGCGATGGCCGTGTTAACAAACAGGAGGCGGGACACTACCCCCGCGTTGAGGCAAGCTGTTATCACTCGTACGGGCCAGGATCGTGTCTCTGATCCACTCCTGAATCAATCGGCCGCTCGACGGGTTTCCCCGGAGCGGCCTGAGAAGTAAATCTGCCTTTTGGGCAAATCACTTGATCGTCCTATTTCGCCATGATTTCGATTCAGCGTCAAGTGGGCTTGTTAGCTGTGCACAGGGCGGCATCGATAGCGTCCTGATATTGGTTCACGTCTGATTGCTGATGCCAATACGCCGCCTCGCACATTTCGTCGGTCGGCTCTCGCATAACTTTGATGGCTACACGCGCCATTTCCCTCCAGGTATTCTGACCTTTAAAATTTGGCCCGTCCCAAGCAAAATGTTCGGCAGCGCCAGGGAATGGATTGCCAGCATTTTCTCGCTCGTATAGCGCCCGCGCCACCCGCTCAATCATCTCGCTCATCGCTTCTCTCCCAGCAAATGCTTGGCAAGGCAGTTAAGCCCTAATCGCAGATTCCCGAGCGACGCATTATCCCGCCACATAGGCCCCTCGTCCTGCTCGACTATGCAAATATCCCTCAACACCTTCCGGATTCTATTACCGGTGCCGTGTGCCTGCTCAAGGACGGCCAAGCTTGTGTAGCAAGCATTGTACAAATCGCTGACATCCTGGTGCTCTCGTTCTTTCTCGACGACTGTGATATCATCCGATGAACGAGGCCCAAAACCGCTTGCTATGCGCTCGCTCATCGATCCTGACTTAGGACTACCGATTGCGATGCCGTTTAAACGGCCATACAGCCTCACCAGAGAGTTAAACTCGTTACCAGCGCGGAGTTGCTCACCAGTGATGGCAGAAGCAATCCTGAGTCTTCCTAGCGGGTATCCTGCTTGATTGATCAGCTTGGGCTCCGTGTGATCTAGATTTCGACCGACAAACACTGGCATGAACTCGCGCCGATGTGGCTGGTTGAGGTGGAAATTCAGATCGAACGCCTCCCCCCGCGATTTCCCCGACGAATCCCGAACCACGTTGATCTTCTTCTTGCGTCCAGCTCTTGCCACTGTCTCTGCCCTCTGTGTGATGTCTGACGCTGTACGCTACGGGTTACTTAGTGGCCGAACGGGCAGCATTAAGCGCTGCGCGAAGCCGGCGACGGTGCTTTTCTTCCTTCGTGCAAATCACGTTTCCACCG